GCCGTCAGTAAGTTTATAGGCTTTTGCTTCAGGCTTAGCCGAACGAACTTTCACATCACTCAGAGCCATGATGAGTATCCTTTCAAGGGTTCTGTGTGGGTACAAACATTATCGAACCGGGATATACCCGCAGTTGTACCCGCATCAGTAAGTTGATGTAGATTGAATCAGGTTGACTTAGGTTGAGTGAAAAAGCGAGGAAAGCCTTGCGGATACTGGATTTCAGGCACAAAAAAAGACGTCCGTTGACGTCTATTGATGTTCCGATGGTGCGAAGGCCGGAATAGAAAAACACTATAACATTATGTATTACATGCAAAATAAAAATAACATATCTTTGTGTGCCCCCTTTTATGCCCCCACTGAAATTTCACCATCATCACTTTGCTTAATTAATAACCACATTACATAAATATTTTGGTTTGGGTCCGCATAACGGATCCAAACCAGAACAGAGCCTATCACCAGAACCGCTATTACTTGTATCGAATTTGACACAATGCACACCCGCAGTAATCAGGTCGTCAAGCAAATATCGTTGTGCTGTTCATGACACACCTGATCCCTCAAGAATTGCTCACAGCGAGAAAAACATGGATAACCCGGACAAAATTTCCGTCCCAGAGGTCACAGAAGCGACAGAGCCGCATTCCTCTGCAGAATGCTTCACCTTTGGCGATCCCATTCCCGTACTGGACCGGCGCGAACTGCTGGACTATGTGGAATGCGTGCAGATGGATCGCTGGTATGAGCCGCCGGTGAGTTTTGCAGGGCTGGCACGTACCTACCGCGCCGCCGTGCATCACAGTTCACCAATTGCCGTTAAGCGCGATATTCTCAGCAGTACCTACATCCCGCACCGCCTGCTCAGCCAGCAGTCCTTTGCCCGTTTCGTTCAGGATTATCTGGTGTTTGGTAATGCCTATCTGGAAAAGCGTACTAACCGGTTGGGCGGTGTCCTCACACTGGAGCCAGCGCTGGCAAAGTACACCCGGCGCGGCGTTGACCTGGAATCCTACTGGTTTGTTAACTATGGCCTGACGACACAGCCTTATGAGTTCACCAGAGGCAATATTTTTCACCTGATGGAGCCGGATATTAACCAGGAGATTTACGGGCTGCCCGGCTATCTCTCCGCCATTCCGTCAACCCTGCTCAATGAGTCCGCAACCCTGTTCCGCCGGAAGTATTACATCAACGGCAGCCACGCGGGTTTTATCATGTACATGACCGATGCGGCACAGAATCAGGAGGATGTGAACAACATCCGCAAGGCAATGAAAAGTGCCAAAGGTCCGGGCAATTTCCGCAATCTGTTTATGTACTCACCCAATGGCAAAAAGGACGGCATCCAGATCATCCCGCTGTCAGAGGTGGCGGCGAAAGATGAGTTTCTGAATATCAAGAACGTAAGCCGTGATGACATGATGGCAGCGCACCGCGTGCCGCCGCAGATGATGGGTATCATCCCCAGCAACACCGGCGGCTTTGGTGATGTGGAAAAGGCCAGCCGGGTTTTTGTCCGCAATGAACTGATGCCGCTGCAGAAGCGACTGCAGGAGCTGAATACCTGGCTGGGCGAAGAAGTGATTTGCTTCGAGCCTTATTCTTTACAACTCGATGAAAGTGCTGATAACGGCAGGGGGTAATGTATGGCATGGATCGGCGTTGATCTGGACGGCACACTGGCGGTGTATCCGCCAGAGAACGGGGCGCTAATAGGTGATGCCGTCCCAAATATGGCGGAACGGGTTCGCAAATGGCACAAGGATGACATTGAAGTACGCATTTTTACCGTCCGGGCGGGTTAGCGTGCCGGGATTAAGCAGGTTAAAGCCTGGCTGAAAGCCAATGAACTGCCGGACCTGATGGTGACAAACGTTAAAGACAGCGGCATGGTGGAATTATGGGATGACAGAGCGATACGTGTTATCCGTAATACCGGTTCAGTGTGCGCGGGCTGCAACGGCACATCGCAGTTCCACCACCATTCAGGGGATTTCACCAACTGCTGAGCCAGCAGGCATTCCGTTAACCATAACCTGAGCGCCTCAGCAGCATTCTGCGGGGCGTTCGTTTTATTTATGGCATGAACCATGCCCCGACACATGCGCCGATCAGGTTGCCATTTCCCCCCTCTGCGCGCGCTGGCCCGCCCGCCTGCCCGCTTCGCTTAACAGACTGGTTTTCATGCACCCCGTAAATCGCCTCAGAAGCCGCCACACAAGGGCTTTTACGTCAAAAATGGTGCATGAGACTCATGCGTTTTCATGCGCCATAGACATGCACTCATGCGCCCTCAGGCCCGCCAGGGAAAAGGCGTAAAAAATCCCGGTACTGGACCGGGATTATGTGGGCGTTTTTTGTTAATCAGACCGGGATTTGCTGACGGCTTGACAGCTTTGACGCGGAGCCATAGCGATTGAGCGTTTGCTGTTGTTTTTCCGGCATTTGTGCCTTGTCTGATTCCTGTTCATTGCGCCGGGGCTTCATAATTATCGTATCCACACTTTCCAGTGCCGTAAACGTGCAGGAACATTCCAGATTCTGACACTGATACCATGAGCGTTTAACCGACGGCGCTTCATAGGCGGCGGTTCTGGCATGTGCAACCGTGCCGCATTCGGGACATTTAAGTGCCATCAGATACCCTCCATATCACGGTTACGTTTCTGCAGCTCTTCACGTTCCTGACGGATCTTCATTTTGTGAAGGGCCGCCGGTGACGGGCTTTTGCTTAAATCGACACGAGCCGCATAATCCGGCGCAACGCCCGCCAGTTTAAACACCGGATCCTGTTCCGGCATCGCATCGTTAGTAAGAGCCGGTTTGGTAATATGTTTGTGAATAAAGTCTTTCAGTACTGTGTTCGGGTCATTAACTGAATTCACCACACCCACAACGGCACTGGCTTCCCGACCCATAGTGGATTTGAGCAGGCTCAGTGTCTGGATTAGCGCCTTACCATGCGACTGCATAAAATCTTCCCAGATTTGTTTTGCGCGAATCCCCACAAGGGTATCGTGCGCGTGGATATACTTTCCGGCTAATTCCGCAGTCTCCTGCGGCAAAAGTGCATTTTCGCTTTCCTGAGCTGCCAGCAGTTCATCAAAATCCTCAAGCGTTTCTCGTCCCAGCGCAATTTCCGTGCGCAGTTTTTTCATTTCCTTTGAGACTACGCCCTGACTTTCACGAAACAGCGTGCGCCACTCCTCATTCAGCGCGTTCGTCGTGGCTTCCATTTCAGCCCGGCGCTGGCGGATTGTCGCAATATTATCCGCTGCCGCTTTCTGCCGACGACGTGCTTCAAGCCATGCGCTTCTGGCTGTGTTCAGGGTTTCCATTGCCTGCTGCGTTACAGCCGGAAAAGTGGAAAGGTTGTTATTCTCTGCGGTGTTGTTCATGACTTCTCCTGCCGGGTTGGTTCGTTACGTCAATTGTGTCGTGACTGACACAAGCGCACTATCGGCGATCAGTGTGTGGTGGCTGGCACAACGGGCGTTTGCGGTTATTCAGACGCGGCCATGACAGCCAGCCAGATAAAAATGCCTCTGTTTCAGCCTGCTTTATGTCCCGGATGCGGTGAAACAGGTGGAACAGGTGTTACAGCATTGTTTTGTAAAACATTTATATGCACATCACAGGTGAAACATCGCAGGTAACAAGGTGGAACAGCGGATCGGCTGGCGTTACACCTGTTCCACCTCACTATTTCAGAAGGTGAAACAGGTTTAGCCCTTGTAAAATACGGGTGTTCCACCTGTTTCACCTGTTACCCTTAATAAATAAGACTCACGCAAAGCCTTAACCCGGCACCTCGCTGTTGAAGACATAGAGTCTGCGGGGATTCATCTCTGGCGGGCGAATGGTTGTCTGCAGCTTGCCATCGGTGGAGGGCAGCAGGTATCCACGATCCGCGCACAGACGCGCCACCTTGCGCGGGTCAAATCCCCGGCAGATTTCTTTCCAGCCGGACGGCATGACGTAGAACGTGGTGACGGCCTCCGTGCCCTGCGCGGTACTGCCTTTCTCCACCCTGCGCCAGCCCACCATATTGCCGGGGCGGTTACGCTCGTCGTTCCAGTCAGCAAAGCGGCTGTACTGATTCGCGGTAAAGAAGCTGCGTACCTGCTCCAGTGCGGCAATATCTTCCTGATTGGCGGTGTGCCCGCGATCTTTCAGCCATGCGTTCAGGCAGACGCGGGTTGCCCGCAGCGCTTCACCCTCAGGCCAGCCGGTAATACCCAGCCGGGTTGCCAGCTCGCCCGCCATCGCCACCAGTGCAAAGCGGTTCACAGCCCGGCCTACCTGATTACCCGCATCTTTCGGGGTCAGGGCGGCTGTATATTCCTTCATCAGTGACTTTGCCTGTGCCGTCAGCCCGTTAAGGTCAGCGGTCAGGGCTTTCAGCCACTCCCTGAACGGCGAACCGTAGTAGCTGGACGTGGCCCACTCCAGATGTTCCGCCAGAGCCTTGCCGCTGTCGAAGCCGTGCAGCTCCTCAAATACGCCAAATTTCCCGGAATCGCTGGGGATCTGGATCATCCTGACTTCCATCCCGGCAAAGGTACGCTCACCGGCTTTTGCCGCATGTTCGGTCAGTGACAGCTCGCCGGTTGAAAAGAACAGCAGCCGCCACTGCTTACGGGTGCGCAGCTCGCCGTCCGTACCGGCACGGCCCTTGCCCTGACCGTTTGCCAGCATGTAGGCGATATTACCCGCCTCGCGTCCGTCCACCTCCCGGATCTCGTCGAGCATCATGGCGGCATCGTTGCGGCGGCTGGCGCATCCCTCC